TTTTGTGCTTGCTTCGATAACGAGGAATGTTATCTCGCAAGGGGGAACGACGTGAGCTAAACAGGATCAAAGTAACCTATGAAGTTAACCTCCTCTCTCCATTTTTGGTAGGGCTGCTAGCCATTTTTGGTGGGAAAACCCCCAAAATCTAGCCATTTTTGGTGGGAAGCAAAAGTAGGGTAAAGCCCCACCAGTAGGAGCTTAATCCACTTTAGCCTACTAAATTTCCTTCTTATCTCTTTATTTGGTTCCATGACGACGAAGGATTCGGCGCTAGGGAACCTCTTATTTTACTTATCTTGTTTTGTATTATTATACAAATTATAAGTATAACTATCGATGTTGATCCCCCCGTATTGGGCTTAAAATTTCGACCTCTTGGAGACCGATGTCAAGGTCACGAAAACACCTCTGAAGGTAATTTAACATAGTACGGGTTAAATAGCCATTTATTAGCGGATATCGTCAGATATCAGAATAATTCATAAAAGATAGAAGGTGACATAATATGACAGACACAGAAAAGAAAATTAAGGCAGCCAAAAAGAAGTTTGATAAGTTTTATGAGTCTGTACCGGAAAATCAAAGGGATATGGCTATAGACCTTATAAATAACATTGCCTTTATGCAGGTGCAGCTTGAAATACTAAGAGAACAAATTCTTGAGCATGGCATGGTTTCGGTATATGACAACGGCAAAATACAGCAGGACGTTGTTAGTCCATACTGTAAGGCGTACTCACAGATACAGCCGAAATACATACAGTCAATAAATCTTCTAAATAAGCTTCTTCCTTCTAGCTGTGCTAGCGTCGAACCTGACGAACTTAGCGAGTTTACACCTGTCGGACTGTGAAGCCGTGAAATATCCGAATTATATAAAGCAGTACTATGAAGCCATTCAGAAAAAAGACATTATTGTATCGAAGAAAATAGAAAAGCTCTATGCAAAGCTAGTTGATGATATTAATAACCCCAAAGATAATTGGATTTATGATGAGGCCAAGGCGAACAAGCCCATAGATTTCATAGAAAAATGTGTCAAGATCAGCAAGGGTTCAAAAGCTGGACAACCTGTAAAGCTCATTTTGTGGGAGCGGGCCTTTGTAAGTGCCATTTTTGGGTTCGTTGATAAAGATAGCGGGTTTAGAAAATACAAGCAAGTCTTCTTACTCGTGAGTCGGAAAAATGGGAAATCGTTTTTATGCCTCTGCTTAATGTTGTACTGTCTCTTCGAAGAAATGGGGACTCAATGCGTTTGTGCGGCGAATACGCTTACGCAAGCCAATAAAGTTATTTTTGAAGAGCTGCAAAACATCATAAAACAGAATCCAGCGCTGGCAAAGAGAATTAGAAAGAGAAAAGATGATCTTTACTATGCCGATGGTTTGAGCACTATCTTTCCTGTAACGAATAGCCCGAACACACAAGACGGTTTGAATGTTTCGTATTGTCTCTTTGATGAGGCACATTCTCAGAAAACGAGAGAGTTATATGATGTGATCTATCAAAGTATGTCAACCAGGGATCAGCCATTGATACTTACAGCAACTACCAATGGATTTGTTAGGGGTGGCTGTTTTGATAATTTTTATGAATACTATTCTAAGGTTGTTGAAGGAATTTTTGAAGATAATTCTTCTATTGGCTTCTTCTATGAACTGGATGATCCAAAAGAAATAGATAATCAGTCATGTTGGATTAAGTGTAATCCAAGTTTAGGAGAGCTGAAAAAGCTCTCCTTTTTAAAAGATATCTATAATCAATCTAAGAATGATCCTTCTATTAAACGAACCTGTTATACGAAGGATTTCAATATTCCGATGGATGAAAACTATAGCTGTGATAGGTATCTTGAACCCGAGGTTATCTTAGCTGGTCAAAAAGATTTCTCACTTTCTGAATTCGCGGGAAGTTACTGTGTTTTAGGTTTAGATTTATCTTTGTCGACAGACCTTAGCTGCTTAACAGCAATCATGCAGAAACGAGGAAGCGAGATCCTATATGTATATCAAGACTATTGGTTGCCAGATAAAACACTTGAAGAACACAAACGGGAAAGCCCAGTGTATCAAACTTGGGTAGATAGTGGATATCTGCATTTATGCAAAGATAGCGCAAGAATAAAGCTTTCTGATGTTGAAATTGCTATCTATGACTATATGAAAGTTCATAAAATCTGTTGTATAGATATTGGCTATGATAGGTATGGTTCGCAATACATAGTGCAAAATCTTACAGATAACGGTTATACTGTTACTCAAGTCGGTCAGGGGTATTCCATAAGTAATCCGATGAAAATCCTTCAGGGCTTGTTCCTGGAGAATAAAATAATTTTTAATAACCCTATAACGGCGTGGTGTATTAGTAACTGTGTAATCAAATACATGGAACACAACAATTGGAAGCCGGAAAAACTTAAACGTGCTATGAGAATTGATGGAGTATCAAGTCTTCTTGATGCTCTTTTTGTTTATGAAAAGAACAAAAACGATTTTCTAAATGTAATCAAATAAAGAAGGGAGTGAACAAGTATAGAATTACGCAACTTTTTCACACAAATTTTTGGGAAAAGCCCTAATGATGCAGCCAAAAATAAACATTTAACTAATGTGGAAATGCTGAACACCTGGCAGAATAGAGTATACGATTTTAACAGTGATCTTTACGATGATGATACCTTTAGAAGCTGTGTAGACACAATAGCACGGAGCTTTGCGAAAATGGATGTTCAGCATCGTTTGAAGGGCATTCACATTCGAGACAGTCTTGATAAACTGTTATCTTTCAGGCCAAACCCTGATATGAGCGCATACGATTTCTATTACAAAATTTGCACATTGCTTCTTACGCAAAACAACGCTTATGTTTACATACAGCGTGATAATCTAGGAAATATAGCCGCACTTTATCCGATACCGTACAATCAAGCTGAATTGGAAGAAGACGGCCTTGGTAACAAATATCTGTCCTTTCAGTTTGCTAATGGTAAAAATGTTGTAACAAGCATTGACAACGTGATTGTCCTTCGTCGGCACTATTATAAAAATGATTTCTTTGGGGAAAGCAACAGAAAACCTTTACAGCCAATAATCAATCTTCTTTATATTATTCGGCAAGGAATCACTAATGCAATTCGCTGTTCTGGGCGCATTGTTGGCGTTTTGAAAAGTGTTGGTATGCTGCAAGGGGAAGACGCAAAGGCCCGTAAAAAGCAGTTTGAACATGATTTTCTCTCTGCATCTGAGGGCGGCGGGGTTATAGTAGTTGATAATAAATTTGATTATCAAAATGTTACACAGGGAAACACGACTATTATAGATGCTAATAATGTGGCGTTGGCTCAGGATAAGATCTGTAACTACTTCGGAATGTCAGCCAAAATCCTTAAGGGCGAATTTTCCGAAACAGAGTGGCAAGCCTATTATGAACAAGTACTGGAGCCGCTGAGCGTGCAATTCTCAGAAGAATTTACATACAAACTGTTTTCTCAGCGTGAAGTTGACTTCGGAAATACTATCGAATTTGTTGGCGATAAGCTTAGCTATGTAAGTATCGATAGTAAGACCAAGATGTTCACTGCGCTAAAAGAGCTTGGCGTTATAAGTAAAGGCGATATTGCTGAAATTTTCAATCTTCCTGTACCACCTGACGAAGATAGGTATCTGGAATCTCTAAATTATATGGATAGTTCGAAAATCACAGATTATCAAATGCTCAAGGCAGCAGACGGTCAAAGCGTAAATACAATCAATAATATTAATACTGAGGATGAGACAAACAGTGAATAACATAAAGCAACAGCCTACACAGACGCAAAAAGATAGAAAACGATATGCTCAAGACCACTTTGATATATATGAGTATAAAGACTTTATTAGCAAAGATAGTCGTTACAAGTTCAAGCACATTTGCGATAAATGCTCGAAGAAAAAGTTTTGTCAAAAAGGCAAAGCTTCCATTGTGTTGAAATGCCCTGACTTTGTTCTCTACTTATCAAGAAGTGGTCAAAAACAATCTGAAAAGAAATGATAGACACGTTTAGCGTGTCTTTTTCTATTTAAGGAAGGTGATTAGCAGTTGGAAAATGAAAAAATCGAACGTCGTATAGCAGAGTTGAGAGCGGTAGAACCGCCTCAGGATATGCCTGAAAAGATGATCGTTGAGGGCTATGCTATTGTATTTGATACTCCTGCAACACAGTATGGATTTACAGAAATTATCGATAGAAACGCCTTAGTGGGAACTGACATGAAAGATGTCCCCATGAAGTACAATCATAACGATAGTGTTTTAATTATGGCGAGGACTAGAAACAATTCTTTACAATTTACGGTAGATGATAAAGGGCTTTTTATCCACGCCGAATTGATTGATACGCAAAGCAACAGAGATCTGTATAAATCCATTCAGGCCGGTTTACTTGATAAAATGTCTTTTGCATTTACTACCAGTAAAGAAGAATGGAATTACGATACTGACACGCGCAGAGTAATGACGATTGATAAGTTGTATGATGTTTCGGTTGTGGATACGCCATTCTATGATACAACTTCAATATATGCTAGAGCTTTGAAGTCGCTGGATAGCGGTAAAAAGGCGTTGGATAACGAAAAAACTTTAGAAAGACGAAAGAGACTAGTTTTAAAGACTTATCTATGAAAAGGAGATTTGATTACTATGAATAAAATCGATGAGAGACGCTATGAGATTAACAACCGCAAGCAAGAAATTCGTTCCCTGCTTGAGGGAAATGAAGAAGTAAATCTTGACGAGCTTGAAAAAGAGCTTAAGGCACTTGATGTTGAACTTGGCGATCTTGAAAAGAGATCCGTCATTGTTGAAAGAGATCTTAAAACTATTACTAAGCCGGAAGGAGATTTGATTACTATGAATGAAAAATTTGATAAGGAAACTGTGAGAGGAACGGAAGAGTACCGCTCCGCTTTCTATAAGACGCTTCAGGGTAAGGCCCTGACCGAGGTTGAACAGAGGGCATATTCTACCTCTACCGTTTCTGGAGCTATTCCGACTACTACCGCCAATATGCTCATTAAGAAGATGAAGGCAATTGCGCCCCTGCTCAGTGAAATGACCCTGTTTAACATTGCTGGTAACATTACTGTTAATGTTGAGGGCACCAATAGCGATGCCTCTATCGCCGGTGAAAACGTTGCTCTGATTGATAGTGGAGACACCCTTGTTCCTGTTGCCCTTAATGGCTATGACGTTACGAAGCTTATTCAGATCAGCGCCGCAGCCGCTACATTGGCTGTGTCCGCTCTTGAAGAGTGGATTACCGACAGCCTCGCAGATAGCCTTACAAAGAAACTGGAGTATTTCTCTATTTCTGGAACCGGTAGCTCTCAGCCGAAGGGCGTTCTGAATGCTACATACACCGCTGGCACGAACCTTCTTGCTCTGACGGTAGCTCCCGCACTGACCGACCTATACACCTTTACTGGTATGCTCCCTGCTGGGTATGATGCGGGTGCAAAGATGCTTATGAGCAAAAAGACTCTCTATACCTATTTCATGGTTTTCCGCGATGACTCTACTTTCCCGGCTCTGAACTATGTTGACGGGAAGTTCTACGTGCTGGGCTATGAGGTCATGCTTTCTGATAACATTGCTACTGGTACGGTTGTCCTTGGCAACTTCAAGAAGCTTGTCGGTAACCTGTCGCAGGACATTAAAGTGGAAGTTGAATATTCCGCGAAAGCCCGTCAGTATAACTATGTCGCTTCCGCTGGCTTCGATTGCAAGCCCGCTATTGACGAAGCTTTCGTAAAAATGACGATCACTGTAGCGTAATCGAGGACAAATAAATGCGCTTGATTGATGCAGTTCTAAGCAGTCTCAGAATAACTTCTCCTGATTATGACAATGAAATCCAAGAGCTTATTGATCAAGCTGTCAGTGACCTAATAAGTGCCGGGGTAAAACCCGGCACTTATTTTCCTGATTGGGGAACAAGTGCTTGGTCAAGCGAAATTAATGATTTTAATATCCGTAGAGCGATAATGCTTTATTGTAAGGCCAATTTTGGCGTTGAAAATGACGAGAAAGACTGGTTTATGCAGCAATACCTTCAAAAAAAGGCTGAAATATTAAATCAGGTAACGCAGTTTACCGACTACGATGAGAGTAAATACCAGTAAGGCGGTGAAAGT